ATGAGCTTAATAAACCAGTTAATAGGGCCAGTAACAGGTCTTTTAGATAAATGGATACCAGATGCAGACACCAAGCAGAAGATCGCACACGAACTTGCGACAATGTCAGAGAAACACGCGCAGAGTATTGCACTGGCGCAAATTGAACTTAACACAGCAGAAGCCAAAGGTAACTGGTTTCAGTCAGGATGGCGACCAGCTACGGGCTGGGTCTGTGTCCTTGGCTTTGGAGTCAACTTCTTAATCTCACCATTGGCCGCTGGCTTTGGCGTAGTTATCCCGCAAGCTGATACTGGCACTATGATGCCTATTCTGATGGGCCTATTGGGGCTGGGCGGGCTTCGCAGCTTCGAGAAAACCAAACAAGTAAAAGGTAAATAACATGGCTAAATCACCTAAGAAAGAAAGTGGCTTCTTTAAGGCCAAAGAACTGACCTGTAAGTGCGGCTGCAATACCACAGAATTTGATCTAGGGTTTCTTGCTACCCTGAATGCTATCCGTGAAGAGTGCGGGTTTAGCTTTGCCCTATCATCTGCTTACAGATGCCCCCAACACCCTATAGAAGCCCGTAAAGAGCATCTAGGAGCGCATCTAGGAGCGCATACAACTGGAAAGGCGGTAGATGTGTTAGCTAACGGGGAAAAGGCTTTAGAGATCATTAGAGTGGCTCAAAAGCATGGTATACAAAGAATAGGCATACAACAAAAGGGTGGCGGTAGATTTATCCACCTTGATGCCTGCACTGAAGAGGATGGTTTTCCTAATCCAGCCATTTGGAGCTATTAATGGCCAGATAAATTAGTTATACTTTTGCTGCGCCATGTGGCGTAAACTTTTTTACTTGTCTCTTGTTATTCCCTTTTAGCCCTGCTTATTAATTTATTGCAGGGCTTTTTTTTGCCTTTCGTTAAATAAAGTAAACTAAAAGGTTTACATTAGGTTAAACATCAGGCAAGATATCACCTCAATCAATGAAACAAGGTTTAAACAAATGACTAACTTAAATATATATAGCGATATTACCATTATCCGCACTATCGAAAACTATGAAACTATTTTGTGGCAAATAGAGGAAGGTAAGATATGGGAGACTGCTTATACTCAGGGTCTTTTAGAAAAAGAATTAGCAGAAATGCAAGCTGAATTAACGTGCAGACATACAGACGCGGAATATGAGAAGAATCGCATTCAGGGTCTTTTAGAAAAAGAATTAGCAGAAATGCAAGCTGTAATGACTCACACATATACAGACAAAGTTTAATTAACCGCCCCTTCGGGGGCAAATGCTGTAGGAGGCAATTATGGGAATCAATGAGTTAAACGACCTAGAGCGCGGTGAGTATGACTGCGTAACAGGTTATCCAGCCCTAGACGGGCAATCAGACGCTTACTATGCGGGTTATGGTAAGCAGTACGCTACAGAACAGACAATAGGGGGTCAACAATGAAATCAAGTGAACTAATTAACGAGCTGGCAGCAGCTCTATGCAAGGCGCAGGCTGAGATGGGGGGAGCGGTTAAGGATTCATCTAACCCGTTCTTCAAGTCCAGCTATGCCGATCTAACGTCAGTTATTAAGGCGATCAAGCAGCCCTTCTCTGATAACGGTTTAAGCTACACACAGTTTCCCGTTACCTTTGAAGATCGTATTGGGGTAGTAACTCGCTTAATGCACAACTCAGGCCAATGGCTAGAAATGGACTACACCTTGCCTACGGTTAAGAAAGACCCACAGGCATCAGGGTCAGCCATAACCTATGCCAGACGGTACGCTTTACAGTCAATCGCAGGCATCCCAACTGCTGATGATGATGCTGAATCTGCAATGCTTCGCGGTGATGACAAGAAGCCTTTAAATGATTATCAATCTTCACACCTTAAGCATCTGCTTGAGGAAACTGGCGCAGATGTTGCCAAGTTCTGTAAATGGCTAAAGGTTAAATCAGTTGATCAGGTTCTGGCTGTGCATTACGACCGAGCTGTTGCCGCACTAGAGGCTAAGAAGTGATCATCCTAGACCATGAGCAAGGTTCCCCAGAATGGCTTGCTGCAAGACTGGGCAAGCCTTCTGCAAGCATGTTTTCTAAGCTGATTACAGCCACTGGGAAGCCTTCTAGCTCTGCTGATGGGTACATCAATCAATTGATAGCCGAACGCCTTACAGGGCAATCTGAGCCGTTCTACGTTACTGAGTGGATGGCGCGTGGAACTGAGTTGGAACCAGAAGCCCGTGAAGCCTACGAGTTTATTTCTGGCAATGATGTTATTGAGACTGGGTTTATCTTAGATACTAGCTTTGAGTATGGGTGTTCGCCTGATGGATTAATTACGGATCAGGGCGGTTTAGAGATCAAATGCCCAGCGCCACAAACGATGGTTAGTTATTTGAGAGACAACCAAGTAGGCGTAAAGAAATACTGGCAACAGATTCAGGGTTGTATGTGGATCAGCCAGAGAGAATGGTGGGACTTTTTCGCCTATCATCCAGAAATGCCGCATGTGCTTGTGCGGGTTGAACGCGATGAAGAATATATCGCAAAGCTGGCCGAGGAAGTAACCAAGGCCGTTGAAGTAATACTAAACCAAGTGGAGAAGTTAAAATGAAAGTAGGATTATCTGTAAGAATTGACGTTACTAAAATTGACAAGGCGCGTCTTTACAAAGGGGCAAAGGGTACTTATCTTGATCTGACCACGTTTGTGGATACCGAGCAGCAAGACCAGTACGAAAACAACGGTTTTATCAGCCAAAGCACCACCAAAGAAGAGCGAGAAGCACAGGTACAAACGCCTATTCTGGGAAATGTGAAGGTCTTTTTTACTGATGGAGCAAAGCAAGTTGAAAGCGCACTAGTGAATCAGGGTGGTCTGAGCATTGAAGAGCTAGATGATGACGTACCGTTCTAGACTAAAAACCCCCTCTCGCGAGGGGGAAACCATAGGAGGTTTGCTAGTCGGGGGAACCAGCTCAATTACTCTACCACAGGATTTGAAAAGATGGAATTAATAGACGCGGGCAAATGTCTGAAGCTGGCCCAGAAAGACACAGGCATTAACAGTGCAAAACTTGCTAGAATGACAGGCACTTCACCACAGCAGTTACTTCGGTGGCGAGCCAGTAAAAACATGAAACTACACACTATCCAGATGCTTACCTCCGCGTTAGGCATAAGCATCAGCAACTTTATAACTTTTGGTTCTAAGTAGGATCATCTTTTAGGTGTAGTTTAGCTAGGAAATAATTTAAACTTAAAACTGTTCGGGTGTGTGGATTGGGAATTAATAACCCATGATCGAGAGTGACCCCTCTAATAGCACCCCCTGATTGGTTTGACTGCCGATCAGGGAATAACGAAGGCCAAGGATAGGCAACAGATTCTAAATACGAGCAAACTTTAGTCACTGAGTCGCATAGCCCTCAGATTTAAAATTTTACTTTGCTAAGTAGAAAGGGTTATATCGTCTTTAAATAATTACATTTTTTGTACACATTAAGAAAACATGTACATCTTATGTAACAAACTGGTTAACAATTAGATTGCCTGAAGCAAATAAGGAAATTAAAAATAACCTTTAATTAAATACTTGGCGAGGCTTGCCGAGTCTTTAGGAGTAATAAATGTGGATACTACCAAAGAATTACCCGCTGTCATCGCGTTTTGCGCTGGATATGGTGGAATCGAAAGAGGACTTGAACTTGCAGGGGTTGAACATCGAGTCATCGCTTATGTGGAGATCGAAGCCTTCGTTATTGCAAACTTGGTTAAAAAGATGGAAACAGGGCAGCTACCTCCCGCACCTATATACACGGATATTAAAACCTTCCCAGCGCACCTCTTTCGAGACCGCGTTGACCTCATCACTGGAGGTTACCCGTGCCAACCATTTTCATCAGCAGGGCAAAGAAAAGGAGAAGATGACCCCAGACACTTGTGGCCGTTTATACGGAGACACATTGAATCAATTAGACCTGTTCGGGTCTTTTTTGAAAATGTCGAGGGGCACATCTCGCTTGGACTCAGCAGCGTTATTTCCGACTTGGAAGATGATGGTTACAGAGCAACGTTTGGAATTTTCTCAGCGTCTGAAGTTGGCGCTCCTCACCAAAGAAAACGAGTCTACATCATGGGCGACTCCAAGGGCTTGCAGTGCAATGGCAACTCAGATTACGGAGAAAACTTCAATGGCAAAATATCCAAATTTAGAAACTCAGGTAGCTCAGAGTTGGATTTGGCTAACTCCAACAGCGTCAGACTGGAAGAACATGGATACTTCAAACCAGCAAATTTTGTCAAAGCAAGTCAAAATGTGGCCGACTCCGACAGCGCATTTGGGAAAGGAGGGAGGATACCCAGCCGAGTACACAAGGAATACTCCATCACTAACGGCAGTAGCTATGCAGTCGGAACTAAAGCCCCACAGCAGTGGTTATCTGAACCCAGAGTGGGTCGAGTGGTTGATGGGTGTTCCGACAGGGTGGACAGACTTAGGCTCTTGGGCAACGGAGTTGTGCCACAAACAGCCGCAAAAGCGTGGATGATATTAAACGAAAGATTTAAGCAGAACTCTGGAGGTTCAAATGATTAACATGCGCGAAACATCAGCAGACAGATCACACGAAGAGAGGTTATTAACTGTGATGGCAAAGCGTTTAGGTTGTCAGTATAAGCAATCGCCTAACCTTAAAAAATACAGGCTAGACGGCTGGTTCCATGATGGCCAAACCCCTGATGACCGTGGGAATATGCTTGGCTGGGCTGAATGCAAATGGTACGGAGACAACAAAAAAGCCTTCTGCGCCTTGAATGTCCCGAAATATATGGAGATACTGCACCTGAGCCAGACAACCATGTTGCCTTCTTATTTCATCTTCAGAGAAGAAAATAGGTTTGGTTATATTGTTGTTCATGATGGCTTTATGCATAGGGCTAAGTTTAACGTTCGACAAGCTGGCGGAACCGCAAAGGGTAGAGCGCCTAACCCTGATGACGTTGAGCCTTTAATCATGTTTGATAAATCAGAAATCGTGTGGGGGAACTAATGTTATTAAATACCAAAGAAAATTGGCAGCCTGAACAGTCTGACGTTATTGCTTGGGGTAGAGCTTACCCAGCAGTAGATGTTCACCAAGAGCTGAAGGCGATGGAATCATGGCTAGACGCTAACCCAACCAAGCGCAAGACGAAGGCGGGCATTAAGAGATTCGTTAATAGCTGGCTTGCTAGGTCGCAGAATCAGGGTGGCACTTCACCGATTGCTAAGAGCTACAAGAAGGCAGATAGCCTAAGAGCTAGAACGCTAGATGAAAGCCTTACAGATATTAGCTGGCTACCACCAGAGCAGCAGAAGGAAATGAAAGAATACTACCTTGCCCAGCGCGGCTACTATTACGATGGGGAACTAAAACATGCCAGCAGCTAACAGACCAAGATTTATCCAGTACCAAAAGCATCCTGACTGCGAAAATTGTATAGACCCAGTTTGCGGCTGCCATAATAGCAAGCTTAAATATGGTGATTATTACACCTATAAGCAACTTCAAGAGGCTATTAGTGTAAGTAAAGCAACAATTAAGGGCAGGTTATACGGCAAGCCATTCTTTACTGATCGCGACCTGTACAGAGTTGGAGATGCTCAGAAGAAACCATCTGATTACATGATGCGGACTAGAGGTTCTGACAGGCTGGAAACTTCTAGCATGAGATTATCCGATAAATGGCTGAGGGTGGTGTTGTGAATCCATATTTTATAAATGAGCCTGCTGTTATTAGCTTTAGTGGCGGCAGGTCTTCTGCTTATATGCTTTATGAAATTTTAAAAGCGCATAATTTCAATCTTCCAAGTCATATTAAAGTTATTTTTGCCAACACTGGTAAGGAAATGCCGCAAACTTTGGACTATGTTAATAATGTTAGCAAGCATTGGAAAGTAAATATTGTTTGGCTTGAGTATTCAGGGAAAAAGAAATTTATTGAAGTTAACTATCAAACGGCAAGCCGCAATGGTGAGCCATTTGCACAGCTCATTAAAGACAAAAACTATCTGCCAAACATGATGGCTAGATTTTGCACTAGCGAGCTTAAAGTTTTAACCATAAATCGCTATATGGGAACAGATGAATTTTTAACGGTTGTTGGTATTAGGGGCGATGAGCAAAGAAGAGTAACTAAAATGCGGAATAAAGAAAATTATTCTGTTCCTCTAGCTGACGCAAATGTTACAGAAAATGATATTGATGTTTTTTGGAAGGCCCAAGAGTTTGATTTAGCTCTGCCCCCTGCTGGCGTAAATACGTTAAGTAATTGCGACTTATGCTTTCTTAAAGGTTATAGCATTAAGCAATCTATAGTTGAGCATAACCCTAAAATTGCTGATTGGTGGGTTGCCCAAGAAAATAAAATAAACGCTAGATTCAGAAGTGATCAGCCAAGCTATGAGAAAATGCAAATTATAGCAAGCGATCAGGGGCAATTGTTTGGATTTGATGAGGAAAGCGTTGCTTGCTTTTGCGGAGATTAATATGACTCAGGGCGACTTTGTAAAAATCAACAGCAAAGATGAAGTAGAAAAGCGACTACCTTTCTTGTTGAGCCGATTGGAAAACTGGGATTATGCTAATCCGCTGGCTATTAAGTTTGAAGCCTACCAGAACCCCAGATCATTGAGCCAGAACGCCATGGCCCATATCTGGTACAGGCAGATTGCAGAAGAGATGGCAAAGAAAGGGCATGTGATTAAGCATGACAAGCCCGAAGAAGTTTGGAAGCTCTGGCTGAAGCGAAGGTTTATCGGAATCTACACTGTCAACATTGGCAAAGAGATTATTGAGGATCAAGTCAAGTCAACCAAAGACCTAAATAAAGGCGAAATGGCTTACTATTTAGATCAGGTGTATCATTGGGCTACCAAGCAGGGGGTAATGTTGAGCGTACCGCACGAGAGCGAATACGCAGCCTTGCAAAATCAGCAAGAGAAATAGCATGAAGCATTTAATTATACCTGACACACAAGTTAAGCCTAATACGCCCATTGAGCATTTGAGTTGGGCGGGACAGTATGCAGTAAAGATGCGACCAGACGTTATTGTCCACATTGGCGACCATTGGGATATGGAGAGCCTAAGCTCCTACGACAAGGGCAAGAAAAGTTTTGAAGGTAGACGGTATACGAAAGACATTAAAGCTGGCATTGCAGGCATGGAAGCCTTCTTAAAGCCTATCCGCGATGAACAGAAAAGGTTGATCAGGAACAAAGACAAGCAGTGGAACCCGCGCTTGGTTTTTACCCTTGGCAACCATGAGAATAGAATAATCAGAGCCATTGAAGATGACCCCATGCTAGATGGCTTGATAGGGTTTAAGGACTTTAACCTTGAAGAAATGGGCTGGGAGGTTTACGACTTTCTAGAGGTTGCCGTTATTGATGGCCTTGCTTACTCTCATTACTTTACTTCTGGGGTGATGGGTCGCCCAGTCTCTAGCGCAAGGAACATGCTAAGTAAAAAGATGATGTCCTGCATTATGGGTCATGTACAAGATAGAGATATAGCCTACGGTCGCAGGGCAGATGGCACAAATATACTAGGTTTGTTTTCTGGCATATTTTACCAGCATGATGAGTCCTACCTAACCGCTCAGACCAATGGTTCTTGGCGCGGCATTTGGATGCTAAACGAGGTTGCTGGTGGTGGCTGTGATGAATTGCCAGTATCAATAAACTATCTTAGAGAGAAATTTGGGGGCTTAAATGAGTAAAGTAATTGAATTTCCTATGTATGGCATCAAAGTTAAAAAAATGCATTGTGAATGCGGCTTACCTCTTGAGTACTGGCTTGGTGCTGACGATTGCGCTTATGGTATGTGCCCTCGCTGCAACCTTGACAACCCTGAAGAACTTACAGTTCCACTGGAGGAAATACATTGATAAATAAAGCAAATAAAAGCGAATGGGAAAGACTTAG